AGAAATTATTACAATTTAAATCTACACCACTTAAGTATATATAGTAAGGACTAGGACTAGAACAAGTACCAGTGTCTACAACAATACCATTAGTGTCAACTTCAATCCATTTTGTTGGTGTCTCATAAAACCCTGAAGGAAGAACATTACTTCCGTAGGCATCAGAGAAAACCCAATCATACAAGTCAGGAACTCCTGCTGTACCTGTTACCGGTGCGTTATAATAATTAACTGTTAATGACTCATTACAAGCATCATTACTTGATGCTGCCGCTGTTGCTGATGATGAAAAACTAGTAAGCAATGCAGGACAACTTACACTAATAGTCCAAGCTGTTGATGAACACGGGCCTACAAACTCAAAATTAATTATAGCTGGCTCAGCTGTTTGTTTTGGTAGAACCATAACACAGTTACCAGGAGCAGAAGATCCTAAAGATACATCGCCAGATGCAACACTAAGACTCTGAGTGTTTCCTGTAGCAACAAAAGAACCACCTACATAATTGTATTCAGTTAAAGCAGGGTATGTCGATCCTGATAATCCACAATCACTACTTGAGTTACCTATAAAAGTAAAGTTATTTGCAGAGGTTGATCCATGATATCCATCAATTGGAGAACTTACTTTATTATAAACACTACTGTTAAATGTAGCTCTTATACCATCTGGTATTGATGCAGGATTGAATGTTATTATAACCGCCCCAACATCAGAAGCTGTTGATCCAGTATCTAAATCCAATAAATAAATACCTTGTCCTCCACTTCCAGAGATTGTACCCCCACAAGGTGTTGCACAGGTAGGACATATAACAGGCGGTAATAGAGTGCAATTTACAAGCTCTCTTGAGTTTACACCGTCTGAATAAAATCCATCTGTAGCACAGGTAGTCATTTGCTCATCTGTGAATACACCTGTTGATGTTAGTAATGTTGATCCGTCTAGATAATATATTGCCATAATTTAATTAATATTAAGGTTCAGGTTGTTCAGAGCTGCATCCACAACAAGATAATGATAAGTCTTGTCCAAAGCATAAATCAATAGCTGTAGAACTTCTGTAGTCCCAAATTAAATACAAATACTGTCCAACACTTGGCATTGTAAAATTACTAGTGTAACCTGTGTTTCCATTTGTTGGAGGGATTATTGCACCTGCTGAAATTGAATTAGAAATTAATGTGTTAATATCTGATGTGTTGTTATTGTATAAAGTATTAGATCTTAAATATCTAAAGTCAGCATTATTAGGATCTAATATGAAATCATCATTTATGTTTTTGTTACTTATTAATGATACATCAGCACCATTTGCAGGTATAACACCTCCACCTTGATATCCAGTAATTAGTTGGTAATCAGAAACTATAGGAGTTATACCATTATCAAATTCTACTTGAGATGAATGCAAGGGAGATAAGAACCCGCCTGATGAACTCCATCTATATTCATTTGTAATAAATAATCCAGCATCATTAGGTCCATTAAGCTGTATCAATACAACAGTTATTTGGTCTGATGAAGGACAATCTACAGTTAGTGTTACTGTTACACTTCCTGTTGTTGTTATTGTAATATCAGATTTATCAGTTAATACTTTGTCTTTATTAAATGTTAAAACTCCACTAGATGATTGAGCTCCAGAAGAAAAAGTATCTCCATCATAAACAGCATCAATTGTAAAAGTTCCTGTAACATTAGATACAGAATAATTTATATCTACATTACCTACAAGATCTCCTAATGAAAAACAATTCACGTATGGTGCAGCTGATGTTATATTTATAACACTACTGATTCCACAATCTTCACAAATAACCTCAGATGGTATTTGCTCTTCGTTTGATGATAATACATATTCATTCATGTATGGATCAAACCCACCTATTTTTTGTGTATTAAAAGATTCTGTAAATAAATCTCTAAACCAAGTACGCATACCATTTTTAGATATGACTTGTAACTGGTCACTCTGAGCACTAGATCCTTTTAATTGAATCACAGCTCCACGCTTAGCATCTGTAAAATATTTATCAGGACCCCATTGAGCAAAACTCTCAGGGTTATGTGATATTCCAAACTCTTCCACTCTAGCTATCTGAGTTCCTAAAACTTCAGGAACAGATGTAAGTGCTGAACCTCCTGACGCATCTGATAATAAATTCTTACCAGCTAATACATAGGATATTTTATCTTCTTGTAATGTAAGTATATCTGTCTCTCTTGCAAACAATTTCATTACAGGTCCAAATGATTGCTCTAAAGCTTTGAAGTTTAGTAAGCCACTATTAAACTCATTAAGTTTATTTATATTTGACTCTTCATTATAAACACCACTGTAAGTTAAATCAGAAAATCTTCTAGTTTCTTTATAGTCTTGTGATTTTGTTGTAGTTGCACGATTACCTAGTACTAATTCTTTACCATTAATTGAATCCTGTATCTTAAAACTTTCAACACCATTTCCAAAAGAATAACAGTTAAAAAAGTTTGTAAGTATTATGGCTGGATTACTAGTACCATATACTTGACTTTGTATATTACCACTATGAACTCCATTTGCTCCTATACTAAATGATTCTGATGATTCATACCATAAGTCTGGCTCAGCATCCTGGGGATCTGACTCAAACACAATAGTATTAGCTGCTCTAATAACATCTATAGTTACATCTAGCTTTGCTCTTTTACTACTCCCGGAATAACCTTGAGAACTTTTTACACCTAAGTACGTTCTAGTTCCATCGTTATAAAAGTTAGTGTAAATATTACTAACATTACAAGGTCTGTTACTTAAAGGACCAAGTGTTGGTTCGTAGTTAGGGCCTTCCATATCACCCTCTTCAGTGGATTGAGATTCAAGAGCTCCAGCAATATTACTAGTATCAAACCAAGATTTAAAATTGCTATAATCTTGATCGGATATAAATGATGCTTCTACATTCCATCTCTTAGTACTAACGTTACCTAAAAAACTTCCTGTATTTCCTTCTCTATTATTCTGTATCTTAATAGTAATTCTAGATCCAGCTGGTATTGTATAATCAATATAAGAACCTGCATTATCTGGATCTTCTATATCTACAGGATAATACAATTCACCACAACCACCACCTCTACCAAAAGCTGTTTTCTCTCCATAACTTACAACAGGAAGATCACCAACCTCTGTACTAAAATTTCTAGCCTTTAGCTTCATATATGTTCCTGCCGGAATAGGTATATCAAGACCTGAACTATCAACAGGTAACGGATTAAGAAAATCTTTTATTTGTGCTTTTTTCTCTAATACCGTAGTCCAAGTACAATTTCCTCTAGGACCTAGAGTATCTGCTTTTACAATCAACTCATCTCCTTCCTCTATCTTGGTTGAGTTCTGACCTTCTAGTAAAAAGAAGTCAGCTCCTGATGTTGGATCTCTAAAAAATAAGTTAGAGTATACTATGTTATAATCTTTTTTATCTGGCTTTATTACAAACTTATACCTAGTAGCCCATATTGGCGCAACTTGTGTTGAAGGTATATTAACTGTAATAGAATTCTTTTTATCTGAATCACCACAACCTACATGAACAGTATTCTCAGGACTAACTAATGCTGTAGTAGACCTATTGTATTCATCCATATATATAATACCTATCTCATAACCTCTGTTACTATGTAAGCTAGTAGGGTTACCTATTCTTTGATAGTTTATATCTGCAATAGTGTAAGAGTAATATTCATAAGCACTTTGAGTAATAGCCACTCCCGTTGCATCATCAACATAACGCATTGCCGGTAATTGTAAACCAATGAAACTAGAAGCTGGTGTAGATATAATCCCTATAGGCTGTCCTGCAGCAGATATACCACTCTCATATTTAAACAATCCACTTAAGTCATTTGGTAATATACAATTAAACTCATCTGTAAGAGTTACACCATTTGAGCAATTAGCAACTGTTTGAATGTTTAATGCAGTACCAATTGATTCTGTAAACTCTGGTGAAGTTGCAAGCTCATAAACACTATTATAATCTTGATTAAGTATAAAATTAAAATCTATAGTTTCTTCTGCAGTTATTTCTGTTGGAAATGGTGTATCACCACTCCAAGATGAATGATTAAATCTAATAAGAATATTAATAACACTTCCTGATATTAATTCTATACCTGTTAGATCTATGTTTATAACACTGTCTGATATTGTTTGAGAATTATTCCATGAATAATTTCCATCAGATAAATTATAATCCAATGCTTTTCTACCAATTACTTCTGTATTTTTAGTTAAAAAATATTCAAGCTTAGTTGAGTTTCCTGCAGAATCTATTAAGTCATAGTCTTCTAAATAATTACCATAAACTAATCTATTACCCATCATTGTCTGAGCTTGCGCTAACTTAGGCACATTATCATATAACCTTAGTATTTCAGAGTCAGGAAGTATTGTGAATATTTTACTATTATTAAAGTTATATGTATACTCAACATTATCTGCTAAACCTAAATTTTTCTTATCTAATTTCTCTATTACTTTTATAATAGAGTTATTCATATCTTTAAATAATAACTCAACAGATTTTACAAGAGGACCTCCTGAATTATAAGTAACGTCACATCTATTTGTAGAGTTTATCATACCCTCATTTAATGCGGTTGATACACTATAGTTAAATGGTTTTGGAACAAAAGAAGGTTCACTAAATTGTGAAGTTGCTGAATACTCACCGTCCTCATATCTGTATCTATATGCAAAACAAATAAACCTATCTTCTAAAAAGTTATCTTGACTAGACGTCGAAATAGATTTTATTGTAGGTGAAGTAACAGGTGGTTTTTTTATAACAAGTAAAGACTCAGCGCTAGTCTGATCAATATAATTAACAGGATTAGCGTAGTTTTTATTTACATTTATACACCTTGGAGGGTTGTAGTTATCTGTAAAGAATAAAAGATTTTCAATAATATTAACACCAGTTATTAAGTAATCTGTACTAAAGTTTAATACAGTGTCTTCATTACTTCCATCATCTGTTGAAATAACGTGATAAGTTGTTACATTTACTTTAGTATCAAATGATACTATCGCATCTAACTTACCTGTTGCACTACTGGTAAATTCTGGATCATGTACAAACCAATAAATTTTTTCATTAGCTCCATCCTCAAAAGCACCTATACATCTAGTAGATGTACTAAGTGGTATTGAGTTAAAGCTTAAATTAGTTAAAGGTATGTTTCCTTTAGCATTTTCTATAACCCCTATCTCAGAACTTTCTGTAGAGCCCATACGAATATTCCATGCGTCAATATACTCCCCGTTTGGAACGAGTCGCTCATCAACCATCTTATTCATTTTACCTGCTATAAAATTTCTTGTAATGTTTGCCATATTATTTTAGCCACTTATTCTGACCTCTTAGGTTCATTAATAATCTACCTGGATGTATATTACTAATTCTAATTTTTGCGTTCCTTAAAAGCGCTCCTTTACGTTTTCTGGCTCTAGCTATAACGTATTCTTGTACGTTTAATTTAGAGCTTAAAATAGCGTACTCAATAGAAGCGTATACATAATCTTCGAATAGTTTATTAACAGATACTTTAGAGTCGTCTCCGTTCTCCATACCATCTGATACGTATTCAAGTATACAAGATGTATCTGACATACTTGAGCTGAAGTTTATAACTCCTGCTTTTTTATCTATACTAAACGTTGGATTAGCATTTGCTGTTTCTGTATTTAATCCAAATTTAGCTCCTATTCCATAATCAAAATACCATGCTCCATCTACATTGTATCCTGGCAGGCCATTAAATTGACCATTGTTTTGATCTAAATAGATACTTTTTTTCTGGCCTGTTATTCTATCATAATCTATGTTAGAGTTTTCAGGTCTTAATATATTACCATCCTGGTCAAAAAGAATCCTACCTGTCTCATCTTGTAAATAAGCATTTGATGATAATGTTTGTATGTTTTCACTTAAAGGATATAGAACTCCATTTCTGTATTGAGATACTCTAACCCAATTTACATAGTTTGAAGGTAATACAAACCTTAAATTTTCAGTAACATTTAATTCTAGTACTTTTATTTCTTTAAAAGCATCGTAGTTTAATTCCTGAATAGATCTCTTAGCGTGAAATAAAACCTTAAACCTTTCTTCATTATTTATAACGTTATGGTTTCCAGCATACATTAACATAAAATTGTTAACTATATCAAACAATGATACATACTGATATGAACCCCAGTTTGAATCTGTAGGAGTTGTTCCGTTATTTTCATAGTACTGATATTCTGATATATATGCCATTACGATTGTTCTTTAGTGTTTTCGTTTTCTTCTGTGTTTGCAAAATTATAAACATCACCCTCCCTAATCGATATCCCAGCATACTGAAGAATCTTTAATATTAAAGTGACTTGATCATCAAACGGTATTTCAAAGTCTTGATAATCACTTTGCGTTGAATCAAATATAGGTTGTCCACTTTGTATTTCGATATATGTCCACTTAGGATCTTTAGGGTATCTAATATACTGAGCCAACACTTGACCAACTGATGCTAAAGAATCAGGATGTGCTGTTAATGTATTTGCTTCTTGCGTATAAGCAGGGAATAATAAACTAGGTGAAGTTAAAACAGAATTGTTAAGCATAGTAATCTTACTATTAGAAACAAACTCAGCCTCTTGAAGTTTAGTGTCTTTTTTATATATGGTATATTTTTTAGATGAAGCATCAAAATAACCACCTGTTGTGTTTATTGTCACCTCATCCACAACTTGTACTACTTTTATATATTGAACACCACCGTTCTCTACAGCTATAATATCTCCTACACTTACACCATTTGAAACAAACTCAGCATTACTGTCAGTTAATACATTTCCTCCGGCAGTAAAAGATGTTGTCTCTCCCACCACTACTATGTTTTGGTATACTAAAACTTTATTAAGTAAATAGTAATCACTACCTGTAGTTGCTGGTGATGGTAGGTAATATAAATTATCTGTATTTATGTACAATCCTTTTGTTACAGAAAATATATCTATAGACTCTTCAATTCCTTTCTTTATATCTGCTAGCCCCGTTCCTGATTGACGAGCGTTTTCCTTATTGATCTGATAATTATACTCGTAAAAGTAACTTTCAAATATATCTAACTGCGCTTGCTTTGCAAACAAATTAAAATCAGATGGAGATATATACCCATAATTATTTTTATTGAGCACAGACAGAACCGTATTTCTTACCGTGTTTATCATTGTAAACTTTTTTACAAAGATAAGTAAAAAAAAAAGAGGTCTAATTTTAGACCCCTTCTTTAAAATATTATATAAACTGCTTAATTCTCAAGTAAGCTTTCTAACATTTTTAATGTTTCAATACCATCATCACTAGATAGATAAGAAGATACAATATAGTTCGCTTCCTCTCCAAATGGTACTACAAGCATTCTATTTTTATTTGAGCTTGTATTGAACCAAACTTCTTTTTTGTTCTTCCTAAAAGTCAATAGCTTATTGTCAAAAAACATTTGAACATTGGCCTGTAGTTTTAACATAGGGTCATTAAGAACGTTTAAGAAGTCTTTAGGATATTTCTTAGCATATACTAATATATCTCTTTTAAGTTCTGATGTTGATACCTTAGAGGCACTGTTTCCAAAAAGAACTAAACTTACGCTTTCAATCATATCTACAGGTAAACCTCTAGCCTCTATTAACGCATCCACCTCAAGATTAAGTGTTTCAACAATTAAAGCTGCATTTTTCTCCTCATCAACTTCATGAAACTTTAATCCATTCATTGGATGATAGTGTAGGAACTCTTGTAAAACTGGGTTTGTTCTTGGTACTCTTAAGAATCCATCTTCAAATATAACAGGTTCTAGTATTGCATTACCATCTTGATCATCCTCAAACGGTGATTTTTGGTTTCTTGCATAACGAAGAGATCTATTTTGTCCCATCTCTTCATCAAAGTACATTAAAGGATATCTACGTGAATTTCTTGTTGGCAGCATAAAAGATAATGGAGCTGCGTCATTTTTTAGTTTGTAGACTTTGTCTACTAATTGTTTTGTTTTTTTCATGATTTAATAATATTTAAATTTTAATACAAGTAATAATTACCCCCGTTAATATAACGAGGGTAATATTACATAATAACTATTTCCCTACTCGTTGAATAAGAAGAAGTTGTTAGCACCTAAAGTACAAACTGCTCTTTCAGATAAGAAGTGAACTTCCATTGCATCTAAATCGCTTGTTTGAGCTCCACCTGCTGAACCTGTGATCCAAGTTTTGTAACGTCTGTCTTCAGTTTCTGAAGCTCTATAACGTACGTGTAAGAAAGGTCTCTTCGCGTTTTTACCTAAGATTTGGTCATAAACAGAAGTAGAACCTGCTGGTACTAATAATCCATTTACTTTTCCAGATCCTGCAACACCACTCATGCTACCTCTCATTGTTGGGTCATTTAAGTATTTCCAGTCAGACTTGTAAAAGTCATATCCTCTACGGAATCCTGTAAATCCTAAGTTCAATGCCATATCTTTATCATTATCGAATAAACCGAATGATGCAAAGTTAGCAGCACCTGTTGAACTATAACCGTTTAATCCAGCTAACATATCATCGATATCGAAACCAAAGTCTCTGTCTACGAATAATACATTCTCTTCAATAGCTCCTTGCTTATCTAATCTTGATACGATAGTGTCAAATTCAGTTAAAGTAGTTGGATTTCCAGCTCCCCATACATTTCCTCTGTTGTTTACAACATAGAAAACTCCTTCAGATCCTTTGTTTCCATAAGTTGGATTAAGCGCTGCATTAGCTGCTCCTGAATTAGCTTCAGCTGGAACTGCTTCGATCATTGCAGTTTCTAGATAATCGTCAAAACGTAATCTAGTTTCGTGCTCTGATTTAAGATACCATAAGTATCCTGCTGCTCCATTCTCAGTAGTTACTTCTACCCATCCAATTTGTGCCATATCAGATCCTGATACTGCATACTTATCTTTGATAATAATTGGTGAGTTTTCGAAGATGATATCATCAGCTTCTAAAGAACCATTCATTCCTCCAGTTCCTTTCTTGAATTCAGAACCATAAATAAATACACTTGCAGTTATATCTGTAGCGAAAGCTTGACCTGCTGCTTCGTAAAAAGCTATGTCAAAAGTTCCTGCTGCAGTATCTACTGCTGTTACGATTGCTTTGTTAGATCCTGTTCCTGCATTATCAGAAATCATTACTGTTTGACCAGCTCTTACTGCGATAGATCCACTTCCTGGAACTAAAGCATCTCCTACAGTTACAGTTGTAACATCGTCTCCAGCTACTCCAGAAACTGTACAGCTTACGTATTTAGTGTGTAATCTTCCTTGCTCTGCCCATTTGATAAGGTCTGAGTTAGAAGGCATCTCTGCTCCTACCATTCTTAAGAATGATGAAATTGTACGATTACCATATCTTTCAAATTCTTTCTCATAAGTATCTGGTAAATACTGATTTAAGAAATCGAAGTTAGTAATGTAGTTTGTTGATAAAGGTACTTGCTCTGCACTTGGTTGCAAAGCAAAACCTGGACTTGGTTGTACTGCCATAATTTTACTTTTTAAATTTTTAAACTTTTATTTTCTACTCTTAATCCGTAAACCCTTCCCTGAAGATGGATTAACGGCTCTAATTTGCATTCCTCCTTTACTTGTAACTTCTGGTGCACTGCGTGTAGTCATATTAATATTTTTTGTTTTACGCATAACATCCTCCGTTGCATTTGATTTACCTTGCTCATAAAAGAACTTAGCAAACTTTTCAGGATTCATAGCCATCGCCAATGACTTGTGGTATCCAACTGCATCTTTAAGTAATCCATCATTATCCAAAAACTTTTGTATAAAGTTTGATGGATTCTGTTGGAGACTTTTTAATTCACTTGCATCCCCGGGGCTAAAGAAAACTTTTTTGTCTTCATCAAGAGCAAACTCAAAACCTTTGAACTCGCTTCCGAAAACTTCATCCGTTTTTTTTGTAAACCACTCTGATTTACGTTTAACTTCATCCTCGTAAGTACTCGACTCTTGAACATATTGCTTATACTCCTCTAACGATTTTGCATCCTCATCAGAAATAGAACTCCCACTTGACTCAAGAGGAACACTGTATTTTTCTTTTTCAGATTCAAAATAATCTTTGGCCTTGGCAATCGCCTTTTTCTTTTGTAACCTTGTTTTTCTAACTGTAGTTTCATCGTCTATCTCTTCATCATAAGAATAATCCTCCATTAAAGATTCAATATCCTCTGCGTCAAGACCTTTTTCTGTTGCAGTTAAATAGTCACGTAGAAGTTTATCAGGATCGATGCTTTCAATATCTCTATTTAATTTAGAGAAATCCTCAAATCCTCTCCCTGTTTCCTTCTTATACTTTAAATAAGCAGCTACATCCTCTGGAAGTTCTTCTCTCTGCTCTCTTTCAGCAAATAGTTCTTCTACAGAATTTATCTTCTTATTATACTTTTCTTTTATAAATGAAAGAACACCCTCTTCATTAATCTCAGGAACAATTGTTTCTGATTTAACAGGATCTACTTCAGTTTTTTGTTCAACTACAGGAGTGTCATCTACTGGTTTAGGATCGTCAAGACTTTCCTCATGCTTAACCAGTAATTGTTCTTCAACCTCTTGTACACTTTTTTGCTCAATACCTTCTATTGATCTAACTTTTAATTCCATATTATTTAATTTTTAATTTAATTTAATTTATCTTGGATCAAACTCTGCTAAATCAAATCCATCTAAGCTATCTTCATTAGACTCGAAAGACAATGGAGGTAAGTTATTTTTTCTTTGATTTATTAGTTTACTTTGTTCTGTATTTTGCTGGCTTATTCTTTTAGATTTTGCGCCCTCTCTTTGCTTCTCTCTTTCAGATAAAGACTCAACCTCCATACCACGTAACTGCATATTCATTTGGAATTCTTTATCCATAAGCTGACCTTTCAACTGAGCTTCAATCTGTAGCTTCTGTATTTCACCTTGTTGTTCAGCTTGCACCGCTTGCATTTTAGCTTGAGTTTCCATTTGAAGTTTCTGCATAGCTACCTGAGCAGCCATCTCTTGAGATTTAAGTTGTTGTTGAGACTGCATTGCTTGTTGTTGCATCTGCATTTGCTCTTCTCTTTCCTGCTTTGCTTTACGCTTAACCTTTAATAATTGGTTAGCAAGTTTTAAGTTCTTAATCTCTCTAATATCTATAGCGTCTTCTAAATTAATATCTCCTTTAGATAAAGCCATTTGAACATTTTGCTCAAGCTGTGCTCTTTCCTCTTCGTCCGGAGCTATTTCAATAAATATACCGAAATCATAAATATACAGATCAGAAATATCTCCTAATATACTTACGTTGTATTTTCCTATTTTATTTGAAAAGTCATCTTTAAAATCAGAATACTCTAATATATCAGCAACACGATAAGTTAGTGCTTCTGAAATACTTCTAAATAAATACAAGCTACCATCAAGAATATGTCTTGTTGCAGTGTTTGAATTTAAAGCTGCTAGCTTTTGTAAACCAACTAAAGAATTAGGATCTGGTGTACTACCATCTCTCGCTTCATTTAAGCCTGTTACAGAACGTATCATTCCTAAGTAATGATTATAGTTAGCTATAAGCATTTGAGTCTTAGAAGCGCCTGAATTTGAAGTCAGTTGCTGAATAGGAACTCTAGCGTTATTAAACTCCCCATCACCTGTGTAACTTCTACCAATAACACTACCTGTTTGAAAGTATAGTCGTAAAGCATCTTCAGGATTATACGCATTACCCGTACCCATATCAACTTCATTTAATCCATCAGCATCAATGAATACACCATCTGGTACAACCTTAGAAATAACTTGCTGTAATTTAAGATGTGTTATCTGTATTAAATCTGCAAAAGGAATCATTCGTCTAACTAAAGACTCTATAGATCCTTTGTACATTCTAGGAGCGACTGCTACATAATTTGGTAATGCGTGTTGAGCAGATGATTTTGGTCTAACCATATTCTCTGACAACTCCCACTTTAGCAAGTAGTTTGTTCCCATAACCATAACCCCATCGTACCAAACGTCTATTGTTTTTTCAAACTTTTCGAATTTACCCTCTTCCATCATTTCTGCTGGAGGATTAAATTGATCATCTTTTTCTATAACTTTAGATCCACCACCTTCATATACCTTTTTCTTATAAACAATTTTTTTAGTGGTCTTATAATTAAAGTACATTAATGTCACAGTGTCTCTGTAAAAAATATCATTATTGTAATACTGAGCAACATTATAATAGTCATACCAGCTTTGTCCGCTTTTAGATATTTCT